ACACCAAATACATGTATTTGGTGTTGCTTTGAATAGCCGCATTTGTGTAGCCAGCGTCCCAAACAATCGGAGTACCACCAAGAGCCGATGTGCCCGCCAAAGTCAGAGTTACTGCTCCAGCAGATGTGATAGTTGGAGTGATCGTAAATGCGCTCAAACCACCACCGTAAATTTTATTTTGCGACACATTACTGACAAACACGGTGTAGTTTCCAGCAGGAACGCCAGCAAGAGTCAGCGTACCAGAAAAAGCAATCAAATCGCCAGCACCTGAACCTCTTGCTGTTCCAACAAACGTAAAAGTTTCTGCGGCATATATTTGGTCCTCGTAGTCAAATCCAGCAACAGAAAACTCAATAGTTCCAGTTTTTCCACTGCTCTCAAGTGGAGGATTGTTGATGTAAATTTGAGGTTGATAAACTTTTGCGCCAACTCCGGTTGTCAAATCACGAAGATTAGTTACTGTGCAACGAGAGCCTTCGTAGTAAGGAGTAGTCGAACTATTTTTGAATACCGCGACAGAATAAGACCCATTGACATACAAATCTGTAAAACTGACGTTGGTATACCCGTTACCAAGATCGGCAAAACACTCGGCGGAAGTAAACGCGCCGTAACCAGTAGAATGGTTCGGGTTTGTAATACTAACCATGCCGAGGTTTTTATAGATTTTGAACATCCCCTTTGTAGTGCCTTCACTGGAAACACAATCAAAAGTGACGTTACTGCAATCATTAACACAGTATGAGTACAGACTGCTTGCGTCTGCGGCAGTAGCTGTAAATTTAATTGATACCGGACGATGAGGCGGGTATGGATTTTGTATTCCTGGTGTATTTGTGTTGTTCCCAGATCCTGTTCCAGGGTCTCCGCCTACAAGATATCCATACTGGCAAGAAGCAGCGTACGTGTTGGAAAAAACAACGGTAGTACCTGTCCAGTAATAAAAGCCAACATCGCACTCTCTGGCTTTTACTGTGGTGAAATTGGAAGCCCAGCACCACATATCTAAACCACGCTTCCATCCTTGGCAAGTTACATTGCGAACGGATACGTTTTCTGTGAAATACAACCACAGTCCAGAACCTGTGCGCGTTCCAGGCGTAGCAGAAACACCATTTATGTTTTTAATCCACAGATTTTCAAACATTAAATTGCGTTGGTAAGTTCCGTTTGAACTACCACCATACGCAGATGCGGTTCCATAATTAACAGGGTCTGCTGGACGATTGGAAAGATAAATTCCATCCACATCAGACGATCCAGACAAATCAAACGACAATACCGATTGCCCTTCTGAATCGCCAATCACAGTAAAGCCATATTCACCACTAATAGGTGGCGTAGCCAATGATGCGGTAACTAAATAATTGCCTTTTGGGATGAACACAGTTTTGCCATATGCGGCATCAAAACAGGCTTGAATTGCAGCCGTGTCATCAGTAACACCATTTCCGACTGCACCAAAATCTTTGACACTGACAGTTTGAGACAGCTTGGCTTCAACGTTTGTTTGAGCAGCATTCGTGAATGGTGGATCGTAGACGACGTTCTCAGCATTTACGCCAGTGATCACTTCACCGCTGTAGCGTTCTGTGGCTGCAGGAGCGCTATACACCACGCTGCCATTCTTGTTCATCACGCGAATGCTGTAGTCGCTGTTGACGTACAGGCGTGCAGGCGTTCCGCTGTTGGAAGGGTAGCCTCCAAGCGTGCGGATCGGCTGATCTGCCGGAATGGTCAGTGCCGAATCCCAGTAGACGTTGATGGGGTTGACCTGAGGATCGAGGTTTTCTTGGCCAATCCAGACAAAGCCACCCTCAAGAGGCTGGCCATCAATGTCCGTGAAGATCGGATAGGTTGGTTGAATCGAGAGTGCGGACATTACTGGTTCTCCTGGTCGAATTGCTCCTGGGTCTGCAGCGATTGAACGATGAACTTCTCACGCGCACTCATTTCGCGTGGGAGCTTCACCGCGTCGGCAAACTTCTGGAAAGATTGTGACATTTACTGTGCCTTACGTTTGAGGATTTCTTCCATCGCTTTGATGGCGTTTTCTTTGTTGACGCCGCGCAAATTTTGCGCCTTCTCGGCCAGCAGGTCAAAGGCTCGCTGGGCAGCATTGCCTCTGGCGATGTCAAGGCCGGTTTGCATGGCTTCGGCCACTTGGCCCTTGAGCGACGTCTGAGCAGCAGCACCGAACATGCGGTCGAGTTCATTGGCAAAGATCAGCTGGTTCACCACGTCGTCTTCCAGCTTCATGCCGTACTTGCTGGCCACCTGGTTGGCCTGGTCGAGCGAGTCGATCAGGTTTGCCCGTGTGCCGTAGTTGCTGGTCAGCTTTCGCATGGCCGTTCCGAGCGCCTTGTTGGCGTTTGGCGACTCCAGATCAATCTGGGTGCCTGCCGCACGTTGCAAGTCATCGAGTGCCGTGATGGTGTCCGCATACTTCTCGTTGGCCGCACGGTAGTCCGGGAAAGTTTCGCCAAGAGACTGGTTCAGGTTGCGACGCAGGTTCTTCAAGATGCGCTCAGCCTGAGCCGTCAAAGGATTGGCCAGGTTCTTTTTGCCGTAGTTGACCTGCGTGTCAATGAAACGCTTGGCAGTGTGCACACCATAGGCGTCTGGCGCATTGGTGGCGCTCAGGCGCTCCAGGACGGCATTCAAGGTGCGCTGGGCAGCCTTGTCACCCTGAATGTCAGAGCCTTGCAGGATGGCCTTGGCCACGCCGTTTTCATCAAGCTCGACCTTGACGCCGATGCTGGACAAGTCATCCAAGAACGAGTTGATCGCAGGATCGTAGTTGACAGCCTGGCCGCGCAAGCGTGTCTGCGCAATGCGGTCAATGGCCGTTCCTGCCTTTTTGTTGGCGTCCGTCAGGAAGTCAACGCGAGCCTGCACGGTATCGCCAAGAATGTCTGCAGGCCTGTTCATAGCCCTGAACTTCTCGCTCTTCTCGCCCATCTTGAAGATGTTGAGCATCTTGGTCATGGCCGAGCGATCTTTTTCAGATGCTGCCTTGATGCTGGCCACCGCGCCGTCTTTCCAGCCTTGCTTGATGGCACTGACTGCCTCATTGTCTGGCACCACCTGAGTGCCTGAAAGACGGACGTTCACCAGATCAACAGCATCAGGCGTCTGTGCCAGTTGGCTTTTGATGATGCGCTGATTTTCAGGAGCGATCTTCTCGCCCACGGTGGCTTTGATGCTTTGCACCGCCTCTTTGAATGTCGGCTCGACCTGTTCACGGATACCTGCGCCAGTTGGCGCGACGGCTTTGGCTGTGGCCTGAGTGACTGCCTTGGCAATCTGAGGAACGGCAGGAAGCAAACCACCGCCAACAGCGGCAGCCAGTTGCCCGACGGGGCCTGCGCCCATTTCCTTGGCCGTCTGACCTGCAGCGCCAGCAGATGCACCACTGGCGGCCTGAAGGCCGGGTGCTGTGGCCATAAGTTGACCGACGCCCTTGACGATCGGAGATGCAGCCTGCGCCAGCGTCTGGCCAGCAGCAACCATGCCACCAGCGCTACCGGCACCAGCTGCTGTGGCCTGGACAATGCGCTCAGCCTCAGTGCGAGGCTGCGCCACACCGACACGAGTCAGAATGTCAGCCAATGCGTCGGTCGGCAATGTGTACTGTGTGCCGAACATGCTGTTGACGGCGCCGACGACCGGATCAGCAACCAATCCGGCCAATGTTGCAGCGCCAGCACCAGCGATAGCGCCAGGGACTGCGCCAACACCACCAAGCAAAGCACCAGCAGCGCCGCCAGCAAGAGCGCCAGCGGCAGGAAGCGCCAATCCTCTGGTGGCCGCGCCAGCAAGTCCTGTGGCTGTTGTACTTGGCTGCTCAGGTTGTTGCACCTGGCCACCGAACTGCGCAGCCAATGCCGCGAGATCAGCAGGAGACTGAGCCTGTGCAGCTGGTGCCGCTTGTGCTGTCGGGAAACTTACATCGACGGCCACGCCTTTTCCGCCTTCGGTTTGCACGTTGAAGGTTTGTGTTGGCGCAGGCGAGACAGAGCCGCCAAACTGTTTTGCAAGTGCTTCGTAGTCCATTACAGCCCTGCCGATTTCTTGAATCCATCAAGCGCTTGCTGGCTTGGAAATGTCACGACTCTTCCATCCGGCAAAGTCAAAGACAATGCCGCACCTGGTGCAGTAGGTACTTGATAGTCTTTCGGTGCAGCACGACCAGCACGGGCTCTCAGAGAATCTAAGTAAACCGGGATCGCCGCGAGCTTTTGCTTTCGCGTGTCTGCATCATCCGAAAAAAGTGGCGTCAGCTCTTCCAGCTTCTGCTTGGCTTCGTCTCGGTTCACGCCTGCACCAGTGGCAGCACGTAGCAACGCCTCGGACAGTGAACTTGCCGCTTGAGTGAACTTTTGACGATCTGTGCTGCGAGCAATCGCCGCAGTGCCTTCGCCAATGAAAGGCAAAGTGCCGAGTGCAGATTCGACCACTCCAGGCTTTTCTGCGCCAGTAGGCTTGCCTTCTTTGGTGTACATGGCACCAAGCATGTTGGTATATGCGTTGGTCGCCTGAGCAAGCCACCCAGCGGCCTTGCGCTCATCCTCAGTCGCTGCTTTTCCGCCTTCGCCTTTACTCGGCAATGGCAGGCCTTTCAACGCAGCATCAAAGTCAAGGCGCAGCATTTGCGCTTCGGTGCCGAGCTTGTTGGTCTCGACCAATGCCTTGTTGGTTTGCGCTTTTGTAAGGCCAAGGTCAGCGGCTTTTTTCTGTAGGTCTGCAATTGCAACCTTTTCTGCATACTTGGCTTCAACAGCAGCCTTGTCTGCATCAGAAACAGCCTTCCGCATTTCGGCTTCTTTTTGTTTCTGCAGATCAGGAAATAACGCTTCCTGTTGTTGAGTTTTGATCGACTTGTCAATCGACTCAAACATCTCTTTTGCTCCAGGAATCCTGGACGTGACAGTAACCAAAGATTTGAATGCAAGTGCAGGCCCACGATTAGGGTCTTCAGCAGCATCGGCAATGCGCTCATACAGAGATGCCTCTGCCTCATCTCCACTGTTGCGCTGTGCAGTTGCATAGTCTCTAAGCAACTTAACGCCAGTTTGTGGGTTCACCTGTAGCGCAGACAAAATCTGCCCATTGGTTTTCAGGACGCCTTGCTGCTGCTCTTTGCTGAATGCTTCAATGTACGGACGAAGTGCATCAGCACGATCTTTTGGCAAAACAGAGGCGAATCGCAAAGCATCGCGCATTGTCGGATTCGGGTTTGCAAAAAACTTTGCTTCCTCTTGTGCTGCAAGCTGCTGCTGAATCTTTTGCTTCTCAAGAAGTTGGCGCTGTTCCTCAAATTGTTGCAAACCTGCACCAAGTTGAAAGCCTTGCGCAGCCTGCTTAAATGGGTCAGCGACTTGCGCCGTGTAGTCGATCGGTGCAACCATATTTAGAACTCCTGCGACGCAAGCATCGCTGTTTGCTGCGAGCCTGGCGTCGTGCCATATTGCAATGCCGTGCCGATATTTAGGCCGCCAGTACCGCCGCCAAAAATTCCAGGAAACACTTTGCCAAAACCACCGGCGCCTTGAATCGCACCGAATGCCTTGGAAATTCCGCTTGTGAGTTGATTTTCTGCAAGCGCTCCACCAGCCTGAGCAGCGCCTTGCTGCCCAAGCAAAGTAGCGATGTTTGCACCTGTTGCTTGACCAAATGCGGCTTGGCGTGCGGCAGATGCTTGACCGATGTTTGCCAGTCCACCAAGACGCTCATATTGCTGGCTGATGAGGTTAGACAGCAACTGTGGACGGAACTGGGCAAGTGCTGCCTGAATGTTTCCACCGCGCAGTCCACCAGTGGCAGACGCACGTTGCAGCAATGCGTTTTCGCCTTGCTCCATGAGGGCTTGGTACTGAGGAGACGCCTCAAGTGCCGCAATGGCCTGCTGCTGTGCAGGGCCACCAGCAATGCCAAGCAATGCCTGCTGCTGGCCAATAGCGCCGACACCGGCTTCGCGGTAAGGAGAAAGCAGTTTTGTGATTTCGTCAAACTGGCGACGCTGTTCTTCAATGCCAGCTTGTGCAGCACCGGCCTGAATGCCGGATGCTTCTTGTGCAGTCTCTCGGCCTTCAATCGCTCCACCAAGCGCGGAGCCAATAGTCCCACCGATAGGCCCACCAAAGATAGAGCCTGCAATGCCTCCGAGTGTACTAAGCAATCCCATGTAAACACCTCAATTTTTCATTGGATGCCGCCGGGTGCACTTTACTCAGCGGCTTGATTTTCCCACAAATGCTTGCTTTTGCAAACGCCTTCCGTAAAATGGTCTGGCAGCTCACCCGACGGGGGACAGGCGACTCATCACCGCTTGCTGCATCTTTCGATGGCTTTCCACTCTGATGAGGTGCGACATGATCACACAAGACCGACTGCGCGAGCTTGCGCATTACTGCCCGGAGACGGGACAGTTTACACACCTGCAGTCCAAAGGACGCAAGAAGGCTGGCATGCCTGCCGGATCGCTGCGCCGCGATGGATACGTCTACATCATGTTTGACGGTTTCCGAGGAATGGCACACCAGTTTGCGTTTCTGTACGTCACTGGCGAATGGCCTACGCAAGAGATTGACCACATAGACGGAAAAAAGGCCAACAATGCCTTTGCCAACTTGCGCCATGTCAGCAGGCAAACAAACACAGAGAACAAGCGCACGGCCAAGCGCACCAGCACTACCGGATTGCTTGGCGTGATAAGGCATCCACGTGGGTTTGTTGCTCGCATAGTCAGCGAAGGCAAGCGCAAGTATCTTGGCATCTTTGAGACGCCAGAGGCTGCGCATAAGGCCTACGTTCAGGCAAAGCGAGAGTTGCATCAAGGCTGCACCATTTAGTCGTCTTCGTATTCCCGTTCTTCCCACGCCTGGCATGACCTCATGTCATGACAAATGAAGTCGAACTTCTTGCAGTAGCCGCGATACCCTGCTCCATCATCCCACTGGTTGCGTGGGATTCTGTCCATTTTGGCTTGCGTCAGCGGGTCATTGAAAAAGTATTCACAATTCGAGCAGCGACGACGACGGGCCTCTTTCTCGTCCACCTGCATGGCCTTGCCAAGTGCAACCCAATAGACCTTGTTGGCCGTTGGCTCGTTGCTTGGGTTTTCAGGGCCGAGCATCCAGTCATCGATCACCACCTGGGTGTTCTTCTTGTTCTCGGCCGCTGTGATGAACGGCATGGATTCAGGCAGGCCGGTGAAGCCAGCCACCATGATCTTTGGCATTTCCATTGTGGTCTCCTTAAGTGATTTCACGGCCAGAGGCGCGGATGGTCAGGGCAGTGGCCGTGCCGGTGGTCGAGATGAATCCACCATTGGCCAGCACTTGGCCAACCAGCTCGGGGAAAGTGTAGGTCTCGTCCGGTGCAATGGCGCGGCTGTCCACGATCAGGTTGGTCGTGCCTGCGCTGCCGCCGCTGCTCACCAGGTGCACGCTGATCACGGCATTGCTGGCGCTGGTGTTGGTGGCGGTAAATTTGTCGATGATGGCCGTGCAGTTGGTGGCGGTGTATTGCGTGGTCTGCGCCGCCTCCATCTGCTTGGAGCCAATGAGGGGTTTTGCTGTGACTGCCATGATTTCTCCTTACTGTTGGACTTGAGTGACGGTCAGAACGATGGCCGGTGCGCCTGGTGCAAATGCCGTGGCCGCCACGGTATCCACCGTCACGTTGGTGCTATCTGCTGCAAAAGCCATCTCGACGTACTCGTTGGCGTTCAGCGAAACCGTCTCGCTCAGTGCGATTGGAATGTATCCGTTGTTTATGTCTGTGGTGACAAGACGGGCAGAGTTTGTGATCGCTGTGCCGTTCTTCTTGAACCAGACCCAGACATTCTTCGACGATGAGCTTCCGCTGGACAGCTGCACCGTTGCGTCGAATTGGTACAGGCCAGACTGCGGAACGATGATTTGCGAAGTCGTGCCACCAATTACCACGCCGTTGCTGATCTGCGTGTTGTCAAAGGTAAGCAGGTATTCGGTGTTTGTTGCGCCAGGCGTTTGGTCGGTGGTCTTTGTGAACACGCCGTAATACTTCATCTGCTCGATGGTCGGGCGCACGAAGATCACGCCAGCCGATGCGTCGGACACGATGCAAGCGGCCAGAGGGATGACGTTGTTCGGGGCTGTTGGCTTGACGTTGGTCAGCGCTCCAGCGGTTGTCGGGCTGGCATAGAGAATGTCGCCTGCGCTGAATGCGCTGGTGTCGAGGTCGCGCACGAAGCCCCATGTGGTGCAGTAGCCCTTCTCGCCGCTATCCGGCAGGTCATGGGTCATCACGCCGAGTATGTAGAGCGATGGGCTTGTGCCGTCGGCAAGGTACGGGGCCACCAGCAGGGCATTGGCAGTCGCGCCAGCAAAACCAACCACAGAGCCGTTCTGAATGGTCGAGCCTGTCGTATTGCCGACACGGGCGTAGACCTCTTGGCCGACCTGCTGCGTGACGCCGTAGTCCATGCCGATGTTCACGGTCTGGTCGGTTTCATTCCAGCCAAGACGACGGATGCGCGATACAAAATCAGCCGTGTTCAGGTCGATGTAGTCCGTGACTGTCGAGTTATTGTTTTCGATCACAGGCGCGGTGCTCAGCATTTCCAGAGCATTGGCAATGCGGCCGAGCGTGTCCAGTGCCTGCACGGCCTTCTGGTCTGCGTTGCCTGCATTGATGGCAGCATCTTTGGCCATGCTCACGATTTGAGCCAGCGCCTCATTCGCTGATGCGTCTGCATTTCCAGCCTCGATGCTGATGCCTTCCGTGTCAGTTGCTGGCGACACTTCGTCTGCAATCTGAAACAGGCGCTCGAATTGCCTGATCTGCTCCTGGTTTTTCAGGAACGTGGCGAGCTGGTCGCGGGTAAGGTTGAGCTTCTGCGTTGCCATCAGTAGGCCAATGGCTCAATCTGAGCCTCAAGACGGATGAAAGACAGGTGCGCTTGGCTGTCGCCACGGAAACGCTGGATGCGCCAGTTGCGCATGTGACCCTGCTGGAACCACGCCAGACGCTTGCGGCTGCCAGTCGTGCCAGCGCGGATGCTGCGGTCTTGGCTCCAGGCCACGCCGTCCACGCTGTAGCTGGTCGAGATCATGGGGTCGACGCCAAGCGCAACGCTGCCGGTCAAGCTGACCAGCTCCAGCTCATTGAAGATCGCGCCGTTGCTCTCGTTGTAGACGATCAGCGTGCCGAACTCCCAGCGCACGATCTGGCCCCAATGGCTGCTGATGTTGTCCACCAGGTAGCCGATGGCGTTGGACTGCGGATCACCGATCATCCACTTGTCGTAGGCCCAGACCAGATTCCTTGCTCGATACTGACTGAAGCCGACCTGGCTGGTGGTCAGCGTGAACCAGACGGGCTGGTTTAGCTCTGCGGTGGCAGCAGCATCGAACACCATCGTGCGGTCAGGCAGGTGGACATACAGGTGCTGGTGGGCCTTGTCGTTGCGTGCCTCTAGCTTGACTCCAGCAAGCTGCGTCTCGGTGTAGCCGAGCAGAATCTGGTCGATTTCCTGCGTGCTTATTTTTTGAGCAGTAGCGTTCGCGCCAAGGTAGATGCCTGGCGCTTCATTGCGGCCAGAGCCGAGGAAGGCGACACTTTCCACAAATACGCAGCATCCAAACGTACCGATGACGCCTTTTGTAATCTGCGCACCATCAATGCGCTGGAATGGGAAGAACTCGCCGCCCACGTTGTCGAACACCTCGATGGTGTTGCGGTTCAGGGCATAAACCTCGTTTCGCAGCTTGAGCAGCGCCACCACTGGGTCGGGGTCGACTTCGCTGGAGCCGTACTTCAGCGGGTTGACTTGGGTCGGGTCGGACAGCTCGGTTACCACCAGGCTGGTGCCATCGGTGGTCATGAAGTAGCCGTCCACCCACACCACGTCCAGAACGATGCCGAGGTCAGGGTCGGTCACTTGCGTGAGTGCGCCGTTCCAGTAGTAGAGACGCCCACCAGACGCAATGGCCAGGCGGTCGAAGCTGTAGTCCATCGTCACCAGGGTGTTGACGGGGCCGCCAACGTCACCCAGCACGGTCACAGCGCCATTGCTGGCCACGGTCACCAGCTTGGTTCCCATGACACGGTAGCAGACGCCATTCCAGTTGATGCCGCCACGGTCAATGCCTGGGCCAGTGCCGTTGCCGACGATGCCGTCACCAGGACGCAGAAAACCGGCACTGATGCCGGACTGCTTTGGGACTGGCACCAGGTTGACCGGGTACGACGTGCGCAGGTCTGGCCCGTTGTCAGCGTAGATGCCGTTGAGGATTGGAATCTGCATGGATCACCACTTGACCTTGTTGGCCCAATACGCTGCGCTCATCTTGCCCTTGGCAATGTTCTCAGCGTGCCTGGCCTTGAATGATTCGCGCCGGGCTTTGTCCGCCTTGGACTCGCCTTCGCGCTTCGGAGACCCGGACACGCCCTGCTGGCCAAAACGGATGGTTTTTACCTGGTCGCCAGCCTTGGCCACCACGACGTGGGACTTGGTCGGGTGCGACGGTGTGCGCTTGGGCTTGTTGTAGCCCTCGACGCCGACGCGAGCCAGACGCGGGTCTTTCTTTGTGGCCATCAGGCAATCCTGTACCAGCTGTTCAGAGACTGCACAAAGCGCATGCGGAAGAAGTCCTCAGCGGCCAGGTTGCCGGGCACGCCGTAGGCTGCGGATGCGCCGTTCAGCGCCAGCGTGAAGCTGGTGATCTGCTGTGTGGTGGTGATCAGCACCTCAGTGCCGTCGGGCGTTTGGGTGTTCAGCGGCAGGGTGATCGTGCCAGTGGCCAAGGTTCCGGCTGGCTGGAGCAGCATCCATTGCTGCTGGCTGACAGGGGTCGGGACTGTGATGTTGAAGCCGGTGCCAGGCGTCGAGATACTGGTGGCCAGCGTCGGGGCCGCAAAGGTCTGCTGGAAGTAAGTCAGCAGCGCACCGATAGGCAGGCGTCGTGCGTCGCCGTTGTTCGGGGTGTAGACGGGAATCTGATCGCCAGGCGATGCCTGGAGCAGCAGCGGCAGTTGGTTGATTTGTGGCATGGTTTGTCCTCAGTTGTACTCGATGGGGCCGTCCGGGCCTGCGGTGACCGGATCGACCGGAGGACGCAGGAATGGGTTGTCGTACACGCGCCAGGGCTTGTTGCCAGCGCCAGACGGCATGGTGACGGGCATCTGCTGCGGAATGGGTGCGGTCGCACGCTGCAGCAGGGTGTTGTAGCTGTCCTTTGCCACGGCCTTGGTCTCGGGCATCACCACCTTGCCGAAGCCAGGTGCAATGCGAATAGCTGCATTCGTGATGATGGCCTCATTTGCCCAGTCAGGAACCAGCGTCGGCTCATCGAGGTCGCTGTCCTGTGGGCTGCCTGGCAGTGGGTAGCCCAGACGAATTCCTTTGCCGTTCCAGTCGGCCATCATGGCATCGATGCGACGCAAAGCCGACTGAAGTTGCTCGGATTGCAGGTCGAAGACATAGGACGCAAGGCCGATTTCCTCGAATGCGGCTGCAACGAACTGGCGCTTGCTGTAACCCATATCAGGCCTCCTGCTTGCTGAGTGCTTCGGTGATCATGGCCAGCAGCTTCTCGTCGCTGGTGCGCTTGGTGAACGTCAGGCCGAGTTCTTTGGCCTTCTCGATCAGCTCGATGCGGGTGGGCGCTGCGTTGTCATCTGGCACGGCCGAGACTTCAGCTGCAACTTCCTCCAGCACCTGGGTGGCCTGCTGCGCCAGCAGACGGTGATTGATGCCGTCGATGGGGCGCGATGGCTTGCGCACCTTCACGGGCTTTTTCTTCTTCAGGTATTTCGGGGCGAGGATGTTTTCTTCCATCACTTGGCCTTCTTTCTGGTCTTTGCTGCGGCCTTGAAAGCCTCAGCGGTTGGCGCACCTTTTGTGCCTGGCTTGCGCATGCGCTCAGGCGTCTTGCCTGCAGCCTTCTGGCGCTCAATGCGCTCACGCTTGGCGTGAATGTTGGCGTACAGGCCGGACTTCATTTCTTGGCCTTCTTTGGCGCTTTGCTGGGTTTGCCAGCAGCCTTGGCGGCTTTGGTGGCGACGTTCAAAGCGATGGCCACAGCCTGCTTTTGCGGCTTGCCAGACTTCATTTCCTTCGAGATGTTCTTCCCGATGGACTTGCTTGAGTAACCTTTGGTCAGTGGCATTTTGAGCTCCTATGCAGAAAGGGGGGCCGGAGCCCCCCAGTCTTTCCCGGTTTACTGGTTGAACAACAAGATGCCGGACATCTCGGGGTTCTTGTTCACAACACCGAACAGCGTGTCCATGCGGTACTTGATGGTCATGCTGTCAATGTCGTAGAACTTCTGCATCACCAGCTCAATGCCCTGGTCGGTGGTGGCACGCATCACTGCGACGCCAGCATCGGCCGGGACTGCGTAGCGGCCAGGCAGAATTTCCAGAGCATCACGCTGCCAGAACACGTTGACCTGTGCGGTGTTCACGTTCAGGAAGGTGATGGCTGCAGTGTTCGACGGGGTTTCCACCTCGACGTTCTTGTACTGAAGCTGGGCATCAGTTGCCACGCTCTGAGCTCCGATGATCGGAGGAGTGATCGTCATGGTGGTGGCCGAGTCCACAGACACCACGCGGAAGGTCTTGAGTTGACCAGTGCTCTGCTTGGTGATGTGGTGAACAGCGTACACGCCAGCGATCTCGAAAGCGTCACCAGCAGCCACGTTAGTGGTCGAGGAGACAGTCACGGTCTGGAAGCGGTTGTCCACGTTGATCTGGCCGCCGACGGATGTCGAAGTGGCTTGAGGCGTGTAGTTGGCCTGAGTGCCTGCGCCGCTGGTGTCGATGGTGATGGAGCCACCACCAGCTGCAGCAGCTTGACGGTTGGCGTAGTCCATCTTGTAGGTCTCGAAACCAGCGACCATGCCGACGTAAGAGCGCTCATAAGCCTTGTCAGACTTCTGATTGCCAAACGAACGGGCAGAGCCAACCAGGTTACCAGCCAGACCGTTGTAGTCGCGGCTGGACAGGGCCATGAAGCGCTCGTAGTCGGGCACGCCTTGCTCGTTCATGATGGCGTCGCACAGGGCCACGTCGTCATAGTCACCGGCAGCAGCAGCGATCGGCACAACCAGCGAACCCAGGCTTGCGGCCGAGTTCATGATGGCGATGTTGATGTCGCTGGCCAGCTTCTGCTTGGCGGACTCGCCCAGGCGGCCTTCTTGCAGGGCATCGCGCAGTTCGAGAGAGGTCATTTCCCATGGAACGGTCTTGCTGAAGCCCAGGGTCGCAGGCACGGCCAGCTGCGTCATGCCCTGATAACCGGGAATCGGCGTGCCAGGAGTGCTGTTGATCGACTGAGCGATGTAGGGCTGGGGACGCCAGATGGTGTTGTTGGCACGTTCCATCATCTTCTGGTCGGTCTGATAGACCGAGACATTACGGGAAAGCACCAGCGCGTCTTGGAAGCCTTCTAGGAGGTCTTCAAACGCAACGCGCTCTTCTTTGGAAAAACTATTCGACATGATTCGGTTCCTTTAAAAATTGGATCAGTTTTTTGCCGCTTTCTGTCGCTTGTACTGGAGCACTTTTGTGTAGTTGCCAGTCTTTTCAGCTTCAGCTCGCAGCCGTTCAAGGGTTGAGTCCACAGCTCCAGAAACTCGGCCAGTTGAGCTGACCATCCTTTCGGGTGCAGGGGCTGCCTTTCGGTTCGTAACTTTCAATTCCTTCTCCAGTTTCGCTACCGCAAAGGCAAACTTTACGGGGTCTTCGATCTTGGCCAGCTCTGCTGCCTTCTTCGGGTTTTTTCCGAGTGCGTAAATCACCAGTGCCGGATTGTCCGCGCCTTGCAGCACAACGCCCTGCTGCGTCACGTTGAAGAGCTCTTGGGCCACGGCCTCAGCATCCTCAAAGTCACGCACGCGCAGCTCAGCTTTCGCCTTGCCGTACCCTTCGAGCTTTTCCTGCCAGGCTCGTTGTTGCGCTTGCTCGGCCTGGCGAGATTTTTCAACCTCGGCGTCGGCTTGGCGCTTGCGCTCGAACCAGTCTGCCAGTGCAGTCTCGAATCGGTCTGCGTCGTATTCGTAGTCCTCCAGCTTCGGCTTCGGGCCAAGAGCGACCGGCTTTTTCTCAGTCGTCTGGTTCAGCTTCGCTTCGAGTTCTCGAATGCGTTTTTCCTTCTCACGGTTTGCCTTACGCAGCTCTTTCACCCAACCAGGTGCCTGAGCGTGCTCATCGGGAGGTGGCGCTTCCTCACCAATGGAAACGATCACTTCATCGTCGTCGCCTTCGTTGTCGTCAGTGTTGGAATCGTCCTGGTCGCCGGTGGAATCTTGCTCACCAGCCACTTGCTCAGTTTCGATTTCCTCTTCCTGATCTTCGACCACTACGGTTTCGTCGTCGTTGCTCTCATCTCCAAATTCTGCCTTTTTGTTCATTCAAATACCCCATTTAACTCACCCATTTGAAACGGCTGGGTGGGATTCCGTATAACCACATTCTCCACTAAAACGCTGTCATCTGACAACGGGTTGCACTTGTTCGCCAAGCGCAGCCTGCTGAATCGCCTCTGTGGCGGTCAGCGCCATGTTCTGATCGATCTCGCCAGTCTTGGCCAGGGTCTCGGCCGTCTTGGCGCGGGACAGCTCTGCGTCTGCCACGGTCTTGATGGTGTTGGCGCGTGCCTGGGCAGCCTTGGCCACGGCCTCTTCGGCTGCAGCCTGCAGGAAGATGGCGTTCGGGTCTTGCTGCTGTCCCTTGGCTTCGGCCTCGGCCATGAGCGCTTCGATCTCCTGCTCGGTCGGCTTGACCACGCCCATGCGGATCAGGCGCTGGCGGAAGAAGTCGCGCACCTCGCTGATGCCCTCGCCTTCCATGTTCATCATGGCCATGGCACCGAGCACCTGCAGGGTTTCAGGGTCTTGCGTGATCTGCATCATGCCGGTCAGGGCACGGACGGTCGCGGCACGCTTGGAGCTACTTGACGGGCCGACCTCGACGTTCACATCAAACTTGGCCATGCTCAAGTCGTTGGCCATGCGCACCTCGCCAGTCTCCTGGTCGATGGTGGGTTGCATCAGCGTGACGGTGCCAGTGCTCTCGTCCTCGTTGATGATCTTCATCGTGCGGCCTTCTTCGATGTAGATGTCCTTGGCCATCGACAGCCAAACCTCGCCGCAGCGCTTCATGGCCTTGGCAAAGTTGCTCATGTAGATGAAGGTCTGCATGTCCAGGCGCTGCTGGATCATCTCCACGGCCTTGCCGCTGATGTTCGACACCAGCTTGTCTGCGCCTTGCGGGTTGCCCAGAATGTCCTGCATGTCCTGCTCGGTCACTTGCAGCAGGGCTGCCATGGCCGGAGGGATTGCCGGGCTGCGGGTGTAAGCCACCGGGCCGCTGATCGCCTGGCTGCCGTCTGCGTTGGTGATCGGGTTGATCAGCAGGTAAGGGTAATCCTTGAGGTTGTCCTCGGCCCACATGAGCTGGTGGCCAGCGATCTGATCGGGCGTAAGGATGGGCTTCTCGACGCTGGACAAGGCGCTGATCTCGCCCAGCTTGGACAGCTGCATGTTCTTGAGTCGCTGCGCGTCCTTGGCCAGGCGCACATGGCCCATGCAGCGCTCAACGTTGTCCACAAACCAGCGCTTGCCGTAGACCGGCACGATGGGGATGCACTTGCCTGCGATGTAGCCGCAATCTTCCAGCACCTTGCCGCCGGACATGATGTACTTGTGAATCTTGCGCGACTTGATCTTGCGCTGGCGCACCTCGACGCTACCAATGGCGGCCAGGGTTTCTTCTAAGGCCGGGTCGTCGGTGAACTCGCTTGATTTGTAGCGTTCCTCAGTGCCATCGATGGCACGGAAGATGCGGATTGTCTCGGTGACGTCCTCAACCTTGTAGTATTCCGCGATGTAGACCACATCGGGCGTGCACCAGTCGAACTCGTACTGGTGGATGATCTTTGGCCAATCGGTTGGGTCGTCGTTCCACTCTTCCTTGTAGGACTCGTAGGTCATCGAGTAGATGACGTAACAGAAACGGGCGTCGGCCTTGTCCTGGCGCTTGGCGTTCAGGTCAAAGAACACGGAACTGTCGGCATCGAAGATCGGCTCGATCTGGATGCGCTGGCGCTCGTTGTCCTCGTCCTCGTCGTCCTCGTAGGAAGTGCGCAGACGCCAGGCACCAAAGCCACCGCCCACAGCTTCCTCGAAGGCGTTGTCGTAGGCCTCGTCGGCCACGCTATCCTGCTCGTCGGCGCGGTACAGCCCATCACAGGTCTCGGCCAGCTTGTCAGACTTGCTGCCATCCTTGGCCACATAGTCCACGGTGATGCGGTTGTTGCGGTATTCGTTGATGATGCGAATGACCGACAGCATGATCTTGTTGACCTCGAACTTCGGCTTGTTCTCGTAGATGTCCCACAGTGGGCCTTCCCACTGCGCACCAGACAAGCTGTAGAAGCGTCGGTCTTGAAGGCATTGCAGCCTTTCGTCCCGCAGCGCTGACTGAACGTTGTCGAACTGCGCGAGCGCTTCGGCGTGTACGTTAGCCAGTCGCTGATCTCGTGAAATGCGTGCCATATTTTTGCCCTCGTTTCAAGTATTTTCTCACCATTTGTTCACAGTAGGCAATGGTTTGACCGTTGCCGTCCGGTTGGCCGGGAGACGCTGCACCAGGTTGATGGCGTCGAACATCGGGTCGAGCTGGTCATCATGAGCACCAGCCGGGAAAGCTGCAACCTCGCTCAAGAAGTCCGAAAGCCATGGCGCGTCCTGCGGCAGCACCACGTTGCCAGAGGCAATGAACGGGGCCGCGTCGTAGCCTCGGCTGATCTTGTCCTTGCTGCGTTGCACGGCCACCACATGGATGCCCTCGCGCCGCAAGGTCTGGATCAGGCCGGTGCCGGACACCTTGTCCTCGACGTACATGCCGCGCAGGGCAGAGCCTTGGGCCACCGGGCGCATGTCGTTCAGGTGCTTGAGCCAGAAGGCCCTGGCGTTGATCAGCAGCTCGGGAGCCTCCCACTTGCCGCGCACCTGGTCGAGCTTGACGGCCTGGCCAACGGTCGAACGCGCCCAGCACTGCAGTACCGACCAGTCGTTGTGGTCGGCGGTCTTCTGGGCCGTATCCACGGTGATGAAGCGGAATTCGAGCTGCGGGACGCTGGCCCAATACTTGAACCACTCGGTGTTGATGATGCCGCCGCCACGGGGCGCAGGCCGCTGCTGGAGCTGGCCAGCCGTGCCGTATGGGCCGAGGGTTTTCTCCAGCTCGGACACCTGGGCCTCACCAAAGCGCTCTGGGAACATCAGCTCGCCTTCCTTGGTGCGCGGGTCAGTCCAGCCGATGCTGGTGGTGCAGCGGTGCTCAGGCTCAAAGCGCATCGGGATGCACAGGTGCACGTAAGGCAGGCCCATGTCCTTGATGACGCCGGAAATGTCCTTCTCGTTCAGGCGCTGCATGATGACCACGATGGCCGACTTGTCGGAGTTGACGCGGGTCGGAAGCGTCTCGGTGAAGGCGATCTTGGCCGCCTCCAGCTTGGCTTGGCTGTTGGCGTTGTCGGCGCTGATCGGGTCGTCCAGGATGACGCGGTCGCCACGCACGCCGGTCATGGAGGTGAAGGCTCGGGCCTGGCGCACGCCTTTGCGGGTATTCCCGAACTCGCGCTTGCCGTCCAAGTCAGCCAGCAGCTCAATCGGCCAGAGCTTCTGGAACCAGTCGGACTTGATCAGGTCGCGGCAGCGTCG